AGGGAAGTTGCCAATGCAACAGGAATGTCATTTGATGAATTAGCTAAATCAGCTAGGGAAGCTGCAAAATTTACTAAAATAGAAAGTGGTATATCTAGTATTTTCAGTGATGAAGATAAATCATTTATATCAAGTCTTGCTCAATTTGATAAAGATAGTGGTGAGTTCAAGGTTACCATGCAAGTAGGTAACGAAACGGTAACTGAAAGTGTTGATGCACTTCAAAGAATTACACCTGAAATTGTAAAATCACAACAAGAATACCAGAAAAGTCTTCAAGGAAGAGCTGAAGAAGCGATGACATTCAATGAAAGATTTGATGCGTTGAAAGATACCTTTAAATCTGGATTATTACCAGCATTTGAAAAGATTTCAGGTGTGATTGAAAGTTTAATTGCTACTTTCAGTCCTATGGTCACAAATATAGCTGAATTTATGGCTGAATGGCCAAAAACATTTGCAGCTATTGGTGGTGTAGTTACTGGATTAGCATTGATTGGTAAAGAAGCTTTATGGTTTGCTAGAGGTATTAAATTAGGTTTAGGTTTTAATAGTGTTGCTAATGCTGATGGTGGTATTAATAGCCTTTTAGATGATGCTAAAGGTGTTACTTCTAAACAATGGGGTGGTAAATTATTTGGTAATATGGCTAAAGGTGGTGGATTTAAAGGGTTACTTAGAAATGTAGGTAAAGGTTCAGTTTCTGGTGGTGCTATTGGTGCTGGTCTTTTAGCTGGTGGTTTAGCTGGTTATAATGAATGGTCTGAAAACAAAGAAGCTGGTATGGATACTGGTGAAAATATACATCGTACTGCAATGACTGGCCTTGGTGGTGGCCTTGGTGCTTGGGGTGGTGCTGCTGCTGGTGCTGCAATTGGTTCAATTATTCCTGTAATTGGTACTACTATTGGTGGTATTGTTGGTGGTATTGTTGGTGGTTGGGGTGGTACTAAACTCGGTGATTTGGCTGGTGATGCTAGATATGGTGGTGAAGGTATGAATTATAGTATGCCACAAAATGATTTCATTGCTAGACCTAATCAAGATGCAATTCCATTTAATTCAAGTGATACATTGATTGGAGCTAAACCCGATGGACCTATTGATAGAATATTAGATAAAAACGGCATTGCTAAGCCAGGTAAAAATGACGATTCAATTGATAGTTCATCATTAATAAAAGCGATTGAAAAAGGTAAGAACATTGAAAGATATATTAGTAAAGAAAAAGCTTATAACCATAGTGGTAGTAAGGTTTTAGTCGAATTTAATAAACCTTTAGCGGTTGAAGGAAAGTTAGAATTAACTACTAATGATGGAAGTTTTAAAATTGATTTAAACGACCCATTTTTAATGAGAGAATTGAGTAGGAAGATACAAGAACAATTAACTTCGGCTATTAATGGAGGTAGAATACCTTCTAACCCAATTGTTGCTTAATTATTTTATCTCTCAAAACCCTTATAAAATAAGGAAAAGTAAAATTTTTTAAAAAAAGTTGAGTTTTTCCTTGTATTTTTTTAATTTATTTTGTTTTTTATAAAGTATTAATAGAATATATTATATATTAAAATTAATTTAAATACTAATAGTATACTAATTTAAATACTAATATTGCGTTTTTAAGTTTTCAACTAAACCCTACTGTTTTTAATGAATTAAAATTAAAATATAAAAAAAGAGTTAAATTAATATTTATAATAAAAGAAAAGCATGGCTAATTCAATAAATTATTTATCTCCCAATTTTAGAGATTTGTTATTAAACAGAAATTTAATATTATCTGATACTGTAACTAATAACGGTTTAAGTGNTTCTGCTATTGGTTTAGGTTCTCAAGCGAATATATCCACTAATTTTGATTCCATTCAACCATCTGAAAATTTAGAAGATTCAGGTGTTAATTATCGTAATGATGTTATTAGTAGAAATAGATATACTTCAACCGAAGATATGGTTGCCGCAACCATAATAAACAATTCTTATAGTTATGCTCAACGTGATGGTGGTTATATTGATGAGAATAAAGATTTAAATCTTGGTGGTTATGGAACCAAAAGTTTGGATGTTTTAGATAGTATTCTATCTCAAGAAGGTTTTGGATTAGGAAATGGTAGTTTCACTTCTCAAGGTGACATCAGAACAACATTAGCTGGGAGGGCTCTAGGAGCCACTGGGGGTATAAATGAGACACCTTTAGGTATAATAGGTGGTCAACAGTTACTTTTAGCTTTGGGTCAAAGAGCGACCTTTAATGCGCAAAGAGAGTTATTCGGTCAAGTTAATCTTCAACCGTTTAGTTTATTAAGTGGGTCTGACTTTATTGTACCCGATAATAGTATTACTGTTAGAGGTACAACTGCTGGTAGAATTGGTGATTTAGCTTTAGATATTACAGGATTCAATTTACCAATTGATATTATTGATGAAAACGCTTCAATTTTTACGAATAATGTAGACGTTAATATGAGTGAAGCTAGTTTATTAAGAAACGTTTCTTTAATCAAATATACAGGTAAAGGACAATTACTTAGATTATTTGATAATCTTAATTTAAATGAATTTAAACCTGCATATACTTCAGATGGTGCTGGTAGAAGTAAATTAGGTGTTACTGACCCTCGTGAATATAACGTAAATACTAGTGGTGTAACTTTAAATTCACTTGAGTTTAGTCCACTTAATGGTTTACCTGTTGCAAGTCAAACAGAATTTAACGGAAGTGATTCAATTTGGAACCCAAATTCAACTTTTAGTGATACTGGTGATTTATTATCTAAAACTAAAGATTTATTCAATGATATTGTAAAATATAAAATTAATTTCGATGCTCAAGGTACACCTTTAGTTGATTTCTCACAATTAAACACACCATCAGGTAATAGATTATCTAAAAGTAGTGGGGTTTTAAGTCAAGATTATCTAATGGGTAGTTCTGATATTGATAATGTGTTTTGTAGAACATGGACATCAACTAAAACTTATGGTTCAGTTAGTGATTTACAAAAAAATAGCGGGTTATTTAATTATAGAGATAAAATTAGGAATGATATTGAAGATTCTGTATTAGGTAGTAATGGTTTTGTTAAAATTTCACCTTATAAAATACCTGATAGCGGTGCTGTTGACCCTTATGAGGCTAAGAAATTCATGTTTTCAATTGAAAACTTAGCTTGGAATGATTCATTAGAAAACTTACCTAAATTTGAAATTGGTAATGGTGACCCTAAAACAGGAACTAAAGGTAGAATTATGTGGTTTCCACCATATGACATAAAATTTACTGACACAACAACAATTGATTGGGATTCAACTAAATTCATTGGTAGAGGAGAACCAGTTTATACTTATAATAATACTGAAAGAAGTGGTACTTTAGCATTTAAAGTAATAATTGATTATCCTGATTATATGAATAATAGTAAAATTATTACTAATGAATTAATGGCTAGTTTAGTTGCTGGTTGCACTGATTATAACCAATATTTTTCACAAAATGAATTAGCTCAATTACAAGAAGAAATAAATGCTGATATTAAATTAGAAGAAGAATTTATAGCTACGGACGTTTATTTACCAGATAATTTTAACTTTTATTTCCCTAATGACGTTGCTTCGTTATATCCAGATTATGAAGATAACAATGCGATATCCCCACTTATTACATATTCTGAAGGTTACACATCAAGTGTAGGAACACCTTCCAATAACTGGACTCAATATGGATTAAATACTCGTTGGAATGTAGTAGGGTTTTCAGATTTAATTAAAGAGGCTGTATTACAAAATAATGGTATAGCTATTAAATTAAGTGGTTATGCAAGTAAAGTTGGGACTGCTGAATCAAATATAAGATTATCTGATGCTAGAATTGCAACAGTAAAACAATGGTTTCAAACTAATGTTAAAAGTGATATAAGATTTGTAGAAACAACATCAAGAGGTGATAAAGATGCTACTTCTGATGCTACTTATAGAGTAGATTCTGAGTTGGTTAAAAAAGAAAGAGCTGTGATAGTCGAATTCATTTATCAACCTGAATACGATGAACAAATATCAAATGTTACGGATATTAAGACAGAAAAAACAAATTCCGCAGCTAAAGAAATTATACGTAGAGTCACGAATAGATTCCATCGTGAAGATGAATATTTTGAGAAATTAAAGAAAAGTGATTCTCAAAGTGATAAAATTATTTATAATAATATTAGGGAGAAAATAAAATTCTTTCACCCAGCATTTCATTCAACAACACCAGAAGGATTTAATTCTAGATTAACATTTTTACAACAATGTACTAGGCAAGGCCCAACTAATAAAACTAACAAGAGTAATAATTTAGCTTTTGGAAAACCACCAGTATGTATTTTAAGAATTGGTGATTTTTATCACACTAAAATAATAATTAATAGCCTTGGGATAGATTATGAACCATTGGTTTGGGATTTAAATCCAGAAGGTGTTGGAGTTCAACCAATGATAGCAAATGTTAATATATCATTTAAATTCATTGGTGGAAGTGCGTTAAATGGGCCTATAAATAAATTACAAAATGCTGTTTCTTTTAATTATTTTGCCAATTCNGGTGTTTATGACCCTAGAGCTGATAGATGGGTTAGGAAAGAAAAAATANACCCAACAAAACCAGAATTATTTGACCCTTTAGAAGGTGTTACTAATTTAAGAGAGTTTGCTGAAGAAGCTTATGACCCATTTAAGAAACCAAAAACCTCACTAAAAAATGATGAAAATACTGTAGCTGAAGTTGAAGCTAAAAAACAAAGTGAAGTAAATGCAACTACCATTTCAGATGAGCAGATATTTAAAAATCTTGGATGGACTGTAAAATTTAATAGTTTTGTAAATTTAGGTACCACAAATACTTTTGATTTAACTTATACTAGTGGAGGTAGTTACCCATTAACTAGTCTTTCTAAAAATTATGGCTATAAAATCGAAATTGGAACTTCAAGTGGGTTTAAAATAATTATGACTGGGCAATTTAATTCTACGTCACCTAACAGTGCGGTTATAAATTCTTCAGCATCAATACCTAATACAACTTGGAATCAATCAGAGTATGGTACTGGTAATAAATCATTTAAATTTTCTTTAACGAGTGGTGGTCTTACTTATACTGAAACAATAATAGTTGATGTAGAAACTGGTTTAGAGATTTAAAATTAAAAATTATGGCACAAAAATATTTAGATAGATACGATAGGTTTAGGAGTGACAATGACTATAAACCAATCCCTGGAATTAAGATACCAGAAAAAAATACAGATAAGTACTTGATTTATAAGGTTGGTAGCACTAGATTTGATGTGTTGAGTCAAAAATATTACGATACACCTTATTATGGGTGGTTAATTATGTTAGCAAACCCAGAATTTGGAGGTTTAGAATTCAACATACCAAATAATAAAATAATTAGGGTACCATTCCCTTTCGTTACATCTATTAATGATTATTTAGATGAAATAGATATATATTTCAAATTGTATGGCTAATTTAAAGTCGAATGTTAAAGTTACTAAAGTTAAGAATCTTTGGGTTATAGACCCAAATGGTGAAGACTCTACAGCAGCTAATTTAGAAGATTTAAATATATCTGTTGAGTTAGAAGTTTTAGTAAGAGGTGATGACCCTATAATTTATTCTAAAAATAATATAAACGCTACTAACCCTACCAGTAATGAAGTAACTAGAATTAGTTTTATTGATGGTTCTGGTAATGAAGAAAAGTATTTAACAACTCACTACACTGAATTAAACACTAAATTTAATAGGGATAATAAAGATTTGGGTACATTAGGTATCGAGACAATAGATATTAGTTTTAACACTTCATATGTACCTATTGTAAAAATCAAATTCAAAGATATAAGAGGTCAATTATTTGAATTAGGTGAAGAGTCACCATATTCATTTTTATTTAAAATGCCTTACCCAATATTTTATTTAACTGTTAAAGGTTATTACGGAAAACCCGTTCAATATGCTTTACATATGACTAAATTTAACGGTAATTTAGATAATGAAACGGGTAGTTTTATTATTACATGTGATTTTATTGGTTATACATATGCATTTTTATCTGATTTATTAATGGGTATATTAAAAGGAACGCCTTACACACAAAAAGGTATTAATGCTATTAAATCCATTCAAGGGTTTACAACTTTTGAAGAATTACGAAGTATTGTTAAAAAATTGGAAGATTATATCATTAAATTCAGAGAAGATAATAAACAATTAAAGGCGTTAACCATTTATGATAAATTAAATACGAAATTACTTTCCATTGAACAATCATTAACAAATGTGTTTCCATTAATATTTGAAGGTTATACTAAACTTACTGACACTGGGGTAACCACAGCTCAAAACATGGCTGTAGCTATGAATACCAATGTAAATTATTTCACAAATAATCCTGATTATTTAAAACCATATACATTATCTGACACTACTAAAAAAGAATATAAAAATTCCACATTAAAATTAGTTGAAGAATATAATGAGTTAAACCAAGTTAAAGGGGATTCAAAAACTTTTAAGTTAAATATTGAAGATTTTCAATTGGATAGTAATGGAATATTTTATAATAATTTTAAAGTAGCAGATTTTATTCGTAAAAACGAATTTAATATAGCTACTACATCATTTTATTCATTTGATGAATTTCAAAAAAGTAAGGATATTAAAAAATACCTTAATTTTAAAATAAAAGAACAAAATGACACTTTTATTAAAGAAATGTATGGGTATACGCTTGATATAATTAATAAAAAGTATAGAGATAATAATTTAATAACCGACCCTTCAATAAAAAACATGGTTGATATTAGATTTGCATTAAATAAAGTTAGATTAACTAGGGAAAAATTACAAGAGGAATTTGATAAAAATAAAAAGTTAGTAACTGAATCTTTCACTCAAGATATTAACAGTTTCTTAAAAAAAGAAGGAACTAAATTTGACGCTTCAATAGGGTCTTTATTTAAAATTTTATGTGACCATGTTGATTTATTTATTGATGTTGTTAAAAACCTTGAAGAAGAAATAGAAAATGACCGAAAAAATGGTAATAGAAATTTACAAGCAGCTGATAAAAGAAATTTTACTGAATTTATAAGCATTAACGGTTCTAATCAAATTGCGGTTGCACCATTTCCAGAATATGTAGAAGATGAAGGTAAAGACACCAACGGTGATGGTACTTTGGTTGAAAAATGGTTAGGTTCTAAGCGTAAATTTAGTGAATATGCTGAAGTTAAATTTATCAACGATTTATACGATTCTATTAAAATGGCCGCTAAAAAGGATAAAGAAATAATAGAGGGTATTTACGCTGACTCTAAAGCGTGGTTTCCAATAAACCCATTAGAAACATTAGCGTTTGATGAAAACAATGAAAATCCTTGGAATAGCGTAATCCATTCTAACATACAACCAGCCATGAAATTGATTGTTCAAAGAATGGCATTATTTTTAGGTTTTTCGCATAAAAATTTAACTATTGAAGAAATTACTGAAGTAGCTAAAATTGAAGCTAATCAAGCCTATAACACTCTTATAGATGTTAAAAATGTTATAATAGAACCTAACGGTAATATTGATACACAAATAAAAACATATTTTGGTGATAGTCAAGAAACATTTGGTAAAGTAGGCACATTTCATGGATTAAGATTATATTATAATAAAAGTTTTTTAGGTGGGGATAAAATTGTTTATCATCACGATAAACCAGATATTGGTAATGGTGGTTTTAAAAATTTTAATGATGCATTTAATAACAGACCAGAATTTATTCCAATTAACCAAACAACCAAATCTTTAGATAGTAAATTTAATGAATTAAATACAAATACTGGTAGAAGTTATTTTAATGGTACGTTTATTAGTAATGTAATATCTAATAGTCAATTGAATGAGGGTACAAATAATGAGATTGAATATGAAAAATTTATTAAAATAATAGATAAAAGTGATTATACTAAACAATTAATTTACGAAAGTTATGTAACGGGTGGTGACGGTAATGGTGTTGTAAGCGAAATGGCTGAAAATGAGTTAGTGAGTACACATAATACATTACTTGGTGGTCGATATAGAACACATGAATTCATGACATACAAAACTCCAAAAAGTGAATCACCTTTATTTTATGAATTTTATGATATAAGATTAAAAGAAAATCTTATAAGTAGAGCTGGTGATGAAGGTAAAAATTTTATTTTTAATTCAAATTTTAAAAGTAATAAAAAAATTTATAATTTATTTGGTTCTAGATTTTATTATAATCAAACAGATAATTATAGTAAAGCTTTATTATTTTTACATTCAATACCTTTTGAAGGACTTTTATATAAAAATTCTTATGAAATTTTACCTTTAGGGTTATTGAGTAATAAAACTTTAAAATATTTTAATGAAAGGGCTGGGTTTACTTCAATCCCATATTCTTGGATTTTGTTTATGGGTGGTTTATTATTTAGAAATTCTAAATCTTCAGATATTCTTAAATATAGTATAACAAAAATTGGTGATGAAAGTTTAATTCCTAATATAAATAATGTTGAAATCAATAAAGATGAATACTTAATTTATTCATCAATTAGTAGTACACCAATAAATTTTAATACTGTTAGTATAGGTTCTACTAAGTACGAACAACTTTCAGATGTAATTAAAAATTTACCAAATAGTGTTAAAGATATTTTCATCAATGAGTTTATTAATTGGGTTGATAGTGAAAATGGTTGGTTAAATATACAGAATAATTTAGAAATTTTTGATGATACCACATCAGATGACCAAATAATTACAATTTGGNATAACTTAAAAGTCAACCCTAATGATACGACAGGATTTAAAACAAATGTTTCAACTAATTATAAAGTTATACCAAATAACGAAAAGGGTTATTTTGATTTAGAAATCATAACCGCTAGTCCAGCGTCAAATGATACATTCTTATTTCTTATTGATGAAAAAGTTTTAATAAACGGAACTTATAGAATTTGGGAAGGTAAAACTGATAGAATTAGTAATTTTGAAATTCCATCAATTCAACAAAAAGAATATCTTAGTACATTTTTTTCCACATATAAAACCTTAAATGCTACATCAACTAACCCTGATGCAGAAATTAATAAAAATTTATTTGGCACTGATAAAGTTGATGATATTAAATTAGGGTTATATAAAAATATTAAATCTATTTATAATAAATGGATTCTTGGTGTACATCCAAGTATGGAATCTATAATAACTGGTAATTTATACAAAAATTTTAACTTTCTAGATAGGGCTTATATTGATATTAGCGGTAAATTTAAAGTTTCACCTACTGGATTCGTAGATTACCTATCAAGTAATTCAAACATTAGTTTTTATAATTTTATTGCTAGAATACTTAGAGATAATAACTTTGATTTTATTCCATTACCAACATTTATTGATTATTCTTCTAAAGAAAGTGTTACTAGTATATTTGAACCATATAATTTTAATGATTCAGTTACTGCCACTAACCCACAATTTATTTGTATGTATTTTGGTGAACAATCAAATCAATTAAACATTGATAAAAAAAACACAAAAAGACCTAATGATAGTTTTTCATTACCAAGTAAATATGACCCAAAAACTGGTGAATTAATAATCACAGATACGGAATTACCAACAGATTTTAAAGATGGTGGTCAAAACATACCTTATTTTTTAGTTAATTATGTAGACCAAAACCAATCAATATTTAAAGAAATTCATTTAGACCAAAGTGAATTTACTGAAACAAATGAAAGTCTTGAAATTATCGATAGTCTTTCTAAATTGAATAGAAATAACTCAATTGGTCAAAACTTATTCGATATTTATAATAATAGAGCATACTCAGTTGAAGTTGAAATGTTAGGTTGTGCACAAATTCAACCATTTATGTTNTTCCAAATTAATAATGTCCCTATTTTTGATGGTGCTTACACTATTATTAATACTAGACATCATATTAAAGCTAATCATATGACAACCACATTTAAAGGGGTTAGAATTAGAAGGATTAAAACTAAAATGGTTGATGATGAAACACTATATGCACATTTATTAGCTAACTTAGATGAAGTCGATTCTAAGGGGGCTTCATTAAGCGATTTAAGTAATGTTGGTAGTAATACAAATTATATTTTTACTAAACCTACAACAGCAGAACTCAACCAGAATCAAGTCGCTGTTAAACAATATTTTAAAGATAGAGGGTATAATAAAGAAATTGTTGCTGGAATCATGGGTAATATGGAGATTGAATCAAGTTTTAATTTATCAGCNGTAAACTCAAGAGATACNAATGAATTAGTATCAATAGGTTTAATACAATGGAATTTTGGTTCATACCCCGATGTATTTCAATTATATTCANGTGGTATATTTTCAACTGTTGAACAACAATTAGATTATTTAACAAAAATGGAAACGTGGGATAAATTTATAAAAGAAGTAAATATAATCACACCACCTGTAACATATTATGATGAACAATATGTTGCATTTTTATTTGCTCATTATGTGGAAGTATGTTGTGGTTGCGCTAGAACTAAAGGTTATAACACTTTAAATGAAATTTATAGTGGNCCATATACTAAAGGTTGGGGATGTCCACAAGATGACCCAAATGCTACCATATTTTTTCCACATAAACGAAGTCAAGCTGCATCATACTTTATGAAAAGATTTAATAACCCAAAAGATGCATTATATTGGAAAGAACCCACTGTAGAAATAAATCATGGATTTATTTCTTCAATTTAATTATTTGTTTTTTTAATTATTTTTTAGTATCTTTGCAATATGGAAATAGCTAATATTGTTTGTACTGATGTAATAAATGTTGGCCCAGAGTTTAACGTTGTTAAATCTTTGGACGATATTATATACACCAATTTACCAACTTTAATCATAGGGTATGAAACAGTGGTGGATTTATATGGTATTGACAATATCAATGTATTAAATAGAAGTATTAATAAAAATATCTTTTGGACATTTAGACGAACTGTTGAACGTAAAATATATGAGCCAGACCTTGAGGACTTTATGAGGCATGCATATAAAAAAGCTATTGAAAATATAAACTATGTAGATTTAGATGTAATTCAATTTGATAGAAGTAAATTATATAAAATTGTTAAAAAAATACTTAAATTAAAAGACCCAATTTCTTATAAAAATGAGAATAATGTAATATATATTTATTCGGGTAATTTAATCTTTGGTGTTGACTTGAATTTATTGAATTTTGTAGGGTCTAATGTTGAAAAAGCTGAGAAAAAAATAATTAAGAAAAGCAAGGTGTTTCTGGAAGGTAGTGAGATACTTATTGAATATAATAACCATTTGGAACGATTAAATTACGATTGTAAGTATGTTCCATTGTTATATTCAATTAATCCACATGAATAAAAAAATATTAATAGCCTCTTTTATAGATAAGGAGGTGTTAAAAGAGTTCTTAATATATATTCAAAACACCTTTGAGGTAGATTCAGATAAAGTTTTTATATTTGAAAGCCTCCAAGATAAATCCCAATATATCTTAACTTTTTTTATAGAATTACCGCTAGGGGNACATATAAACCTTAGAAAACACTTCAAAAACGCCTTAATAGTTCATAAAAAGAAAAAGACTTTTTATACGATAAATGCGTTAAATACGTTAATAGAAACTGAATTTGATTTACCAAAAGGTAATATCAATTATAAACAGTGGAAGATTGATTGGAGTAAATATGAAAACCAATTAATAATAAATAGTAACAATAATTTGGTTTTAATAGACTTAAAACGGTTTTTTTGCTAATTTCTCTCTATTTATATTAAAATAAGTACTTTAAATATTTAATATTATGGAGAAAAATAAATTAGACGATTTAAATAGGTTTTTGGAAGGTGATAATGAAGAAGGAACTGTTTGTGATTTAGATGGTAATTGCAGACCTAAACTTATTAAGGTTGATAAGAGTATTGTTGAAAGAGTCAACAAAAAAATAATAATTGAAGACGGAAGACAACTTTTAATGTAATGAAAAAATATACAAACGAAGATAATAAAAAAGATAGAGATAAATTCAGGTTATTATTTGAATATGATTTCTATGTAGAAGAAGAAGAGGTTTACGACCCTGAATTGGACAATGAAACTGGCGAAATTATTACCGAAGAGCCACCAGAAGGTGAAGCTCCAGAAGGTGGTGATGAAATGGGTGATGAAGAATTTCCTGAAGCTGGTAGTGAAGATATGGGTGATGAAGAATTTCCTGAAGCTGGTAGTGAAGATATGGGTGATGAAGAATTTCCTGAAGCTGGTAGTGAAGAATTACCAGAACCAGAAGCAATGGAAGATGAAGTTGAATTAGATGTAACTGAATTAGTACAAGGCACGGAAGAAGCAAAAGCGTCTTCTGATAGAGCTAGTCAACAAATTGATATATTAATGGGTAAATTTGAAACATTATCTCAATCATTAGAAAAAATGACAGCAATTAATCAAAAAATTGATGATTTGGAACATGAAATTGAAAAAAGAAATCCAACACCACAAGAAAGATTAGAAATGCAATCATTAAATTCATTTCCATATAGCTTAAAATTAACAGATTATTGGTCAGAAAAAGAAGGTAATTATGACGCAATGGGTGGACAAAAAGAAGATGAAGAATATGTACTAACTCAAGATGAAGTAGATAGAGATTATAATGCAATTGAAATTAAAGATTCGTTTGTAAATCCAAATGAAGATGAATTTATTAAAAAGAAATTTTAACCTATAAAACATTAAAAAAGAGACTATTAAAGTGTGGTATGAAAATATCACACTTTTTTTTTGAAAAAACTTTAAAAAATACTTGTAATAATTTCTTTTCTGTAGTATAATTGCATCACGTTACTTAAATTCAGTTTAATTAACTAAAGATTGCCGCTGATGAATTATAACTGGTGGTAATACAAATAAAGACCCCGATATTAAAAAACGAAGTCGGGCCATTAAAAACAATTAATAAATTATTATGGAAACACAAAAAAACTCAGTGTTAGACGCAATGCTTTCTCAGTATGAAAAAGCTACATCATTCTCAAGTGAAAATTCATTTGATATTAAAAACTATTTTACAACTTTCTTACCTGATGGTATTGATAGTAAAATGAAACACATCAGAATTTTACCTGTAAACGGTTCTCCTTTTCAAGAAGTTCACGTTCATAGTGCAAAAGTTGATGGTAAAAATCGTAAATTTACATGTATCGCTAAATTAGAAGACGTACCATGTCCTTTCTGCGAAGCAAGAGAGAGACTTATGGCTACTGGCGAAAAAAGTGACGATGAATTAGCGAAAAGCTATAAATCTAGGTTAATGTATGTTGTTAAAGTAATTGATAGAGAAAATGAGGCTGACGGCCCAAAATTCTGGAGATTCCCAATCAACTATAAGAAAGAAGGTATCATGGACAAAATCATGGCATCTGTTCAAATGGTTGGTGAAGATATCACTGATGCAGAAACTGGAAGAGATTTAGTTCTTAACGTTGTAAGAGTTAAAAACCCAAGAGGTGGAACATATCCAGCAGTAAATTCAGTACAAGCAATGGACAGAAAACCATTAAGTTCTGATGCTAAATTATCTAAAAAATGGGTTGAAGACAAAAAAACATGGCAAGATGTTTATTCAGTGAAAGATTATGATTATTTAAAATTAATCGTGATGGGAGAAGTTCCAGCTTGGAGTAAAAAACTTGAAAAGTTTGTTGCTAAATCAAGCTTATCTCCTGAAGACGAACAAGATACCGCTGAAGACTTAGATTCTAAAGTGAGTATGGGTGCAAATGCACAAAAAAAATCTGAAACTCCAATTGAAACTGAAGTTCCAGTTGCCTCTAAAGAGACAACATATGTGGCTGATGTTGATATTGATGAAGAAGAAGATGATGATTTACCATTTTAATTAACGGTAAATTAAATAAGAAGTGAAAGGGGGTGAGGTTACCTACCCCCTTATTTTAGCTCTAATAATAACGAAATAGGGTTAAAATTAAATAAACTCAGGGGGCTCAATAATTATGGCTAAAAAACCATNAAAAACGACTGTAGNAAAGACCGAATACAGTTTAGAAGATTTTAAAAAATCACAAGGCATTCAAAAAACAATAAAAGATAAAGATTTAACTTGGGTTCCATTATCAAAAGCATGGCATGATGCGATTAAATTACCAGGATTTGCTAGAGGTTTTGTAAACTCAGTAAGAGGTTACTCAAACACTGGTAAATCAACTGCGTTTTATGAGGCAATTGCTGGGGCGCAAAGAATAGGTGACTTACCAGTTATATTTGAAACTGAAGGTAACTTTAATTGGACTCACGCTAGGTTATGCGGAATGCAATTTGAGGAAGTAGTGGATGAAGAAACGGGTGAAATCACTTATGGTGGTAATTTCCTGTTTATGGGTAATAAAGATTTACTTGATAGGTATCAAAATTATGACCACCAACACAGTAAAGAAGGTAAAACACCATTAAGATATGAACCAGTTTTGGAAGATATCGCTTTATATATGACAGAATTATTAGATTTACAAGCTGAAGGAAAATTAAATGAAAACCTATGTTTCTTATGGGATTCCATCGGAACTTTAAATGGTTTTAAATCTGCAATATCTAAAACAACTAACAATATGTGGAATGCTGGTTCAATGAAAGTATTTCAAGCAATTGTTAATTTTAGAATACCAACTTCTAGAAGAGAAGATAGTGAATTTACAAATACATTTATTTGTGTACAAAAAATTTGGTATGATAGTATGAATATGAAGATTAAACACAGTTGTGGTGAATTTATGTTCTTTAACTCTAGATTAATAGTTCATATGGGTGGCATTATTTCACATGGCACATCTAAACTTAAAGCAACTGCTTTAGGAAATGAATTTCAATATGGAACTGAAGTAAAAATTTCTTGTGAAAAGAATCATATTAATGGTATTGAAAAGAAAGGTAGTATTGCTTCAACACCGCATGGTTTCTGGAACCCAGATGAATTAGACGCTTATAAGAAAGAAAAAAGAGATTTCATACATGAAAATCTAAATGTGTCTTATGATGTTGAAATAGCATATACGACTGAAGAGGGTGAAAAATCTGTTGAAGATTTAGGAGCTTAATATTAACGTTAAAAAAAGGATTATGGCTAATAAGCCGAGAAAATTTAATACTCTTAGTAGTAATACTAAGAATATTTTACTTGTTGATGGAAACGCCCTATTTAAGTTGGGATTTTTTGGGGCGAAAGATATGTTTACTAGGGATGGTAAACACATAGGTGGACTCTATGCGTTTATTACCATCCTTAGAAAACTTCTTGAAGAAAAACTGTATCATAGGGTCTTTGTATTTTGGGATGGTAAATTTAGTGGTAAGATGAGATGGCAATTATACTCAGATTACAAAGTAGACCGAAATAAAGATTACATCAATGGTACGCACCCAGTTGACATACAAGAGGTAACTGAAAAATTTTTAATAAGACAATATCTAGAAGAATTATGTATTAGACAAATGATTGATAATACTAATGCTGGTGTTGAAGCTGATGATTTCATAGCTTATTATTGTAAAATTAAAAGTGCTGATGAAAAAATTACTATTTGTACAACGGATAGAGATTTGTGTCAATTAATTAATGAAGATGTTAGGATATATTTGTGTGATAAGAAAGCGTATATCGATACCAAAAATTATCGAGAGCATTTCAAACATCACCATAAAAATAGTAAACTGATAAAAATTATTGGTGGTGATAATAGTGATTGTATTAAGGGAATTAGCGGTGTTAAAGAAACTACATTACTAAAATACTTCCCTCAATTAGCTGAAAGAGAAATATCATTACAAGAAATAATTACTTTAGCTAAGGAATATCAAGAGGAAAGGATTAAAGAAAAGAAAAAACCAATAAAAGCATTGACAAATATTATTGAATCTAACACTGATGGTGTACAGGGTAAGGATATTTACAAAATCAATGAAGTGATTATTGATTTAAGTAATCCTTTAATTGATAAAGTAAATCAACAGTTATTGAAATATAACAAAGGGTCTATGGGTGATTTTGAAGAACGTGGAATTAAAAACGTTTACACATATATGAAACGTGATGGTGTTGCAAAACAAATTGAATCATTCAGTACCAACTATCTTTTACCTTTTAAACAACTGATAGAAAGAGAGAAAAAAGAAGCGAATTTAATAAATAATTAATTATGGAAAAAAGGACAGGCATCGTAAAACCATTTGAGTTTTCATTAAAGATTAATGATAATATCATTTGTCAAAGATTTTTTAGTATCAAAAATTATAATAGTGATAGTAGAGAGTCTTTAGAGATTAAAGAAATGATGGATGAAATCATGGGAGTAAATCAAAATTTAACATTAGGCCTTATACCTGAATTTTTCAAGTACCAATGTATTGATAATTCATATAAACCTTACAATTTACAAAACAACAATTTGTTTAACAAAGATGATTATTTTACATTAGAAGTGTCCAAAAATAATGTGAATAAATTGAAAAATAAAAACGGTCAGTTTGATATTACGGATTTAAAAAAAGACGTTATAGCTTCAGGAACGTTTGATGGTAATTTATTCCACCCAAATGTGAGGTATGAGATTGATATTAGAGGTATTATCCCAGAGATTATTAATATAATCTCAAAGTATTTGAGCCTGAAGGAATATACACATCATTTTGGTAGTGTTAAATTAACTAGGCTTAATAGACTAAGTGCTTATGATTTAGAGAGAATAAAACAAGATTAATATGAGTGACATCAACAAGCAAGATGGTTTTGGATTTTTAGGAATTCCTTACCAAAGAAGACTTATAACCCAATTAATCACAGACCATAAATTTGCTACAAATATAATGGGGATAGTAGACCCAAACTACTTCACAGATTTATATTTGAGAATTATAGCATCTGAAATAAAAAATGCGTTTGAGACTGATGAAGTTATACCAGATATTGAAAGCTTAGAATTTAGGTTAAATGGTAGAAAAGATAATGAAACTACTAAACTATATATCAAAGCATCAATAGCTGAAATTAAAGATGGTAACCTGAACGATTCAGAATATGTTCAGGATATGGCCATGAAATTTTGTAAACAACAAGAATTAAAGAAATCAGTTCATGAAATTCAAGAAATAATAGATAAAGGTGATTTAGATTCATATGATGAATGTGAAGAAATATTAAAAAGAGCGTTAGAAGTCGGAAGTGATAAAGATTCTGGAATTGATGTTTTTTTTAATATTGAGGCAGTTCTAGAGGATGATTTTAGAAAACCAATACCTACAGGTATTGCTGGTTTAGATGATAAAATGGGTGGTGGTTTATCAAAAGGTGAATTGGGTGTTATATTAGCACCGTTTGGTGTTGGTAAAGCACAACCATTACATTCTAAAATATTAACACCTAATGGTTGGACTACTATGGGTGAGATACAAGTTGGTGATGAAGTTATAAGTAGGGATGGTAAAGCGACTAAAGTCACTGGAGTGTTTCCACAAGGCGTTAGACCAATTTATGAGGTTAGATTTAATGATAATACTAAAACTTTATGTGATGCTGAACATTTATGGTCAGTTAATACAATCAATCAACGAAATAGAAAAACTAAAAAAAATGGTGTGATGGTTAAATTAGAACCTGATAATTCATTTAAAACTTTAAAAACTATTGATATGGTTGATAAAGTTAGGGTTTGGGGTAATAAGCGTTTAAATTATAAAATACCAAATATCTTACCCGTAAATTTTAATAAAAATGAATTAATTATTAACCCATATTTATTAGGTGTTATATTAGGTGATGGATGTATAACTGAACATAATCAACCCCATATTACAACTAAAGATGTTGAATTAATAGATGAAATTGAAAAATATCATAATAATATTAATATTACTGAGCAAACACGAATGTTTGAAGTTTACAAAAATGGGAAATTTGAAAATGTAGAAAGAACCTTAACAAAAATTTCTTTATTAGGTATTAAAGATGATTTAAGTAGTTTAAAATTATATGGTTGTAATTCAGAAACTAAATTTATCCCACATAACTATCTATATTCTTCAGTTGAAGATAGAGTTTCGTTATTACAAGGATTAGTAGATACTGATGGTTATATTGGTAACAATAGAATTGAGATTTGTACCGTATCAAAAATGATGTCGGAACAAATCAAAGAATTAGTATTGTCATTAGGTGGTACTTGTAATATAGGTGTAAAAATTGGTAGTTATTTGAAAGAGGGGGTTAAAATTAGATGTAAAAAAGCATATCGAGTTTATTTTAGTTTACCAACACAAATAAAATTTAATCCATGTAGACTTGAAAGGAAGTTGAATAATTTAAGTAAAAGGTCTAAATATGCTAATAATAAATTTATTACTAGTATTGAATATTCACATGAGGAAGAAGCTCAATGTATTATGGTTGATAATCCAGAACATTTATATATAACTGATGATTATATAGTAACACATAACACAACCATGGTCACCAAAATAGCCAACGAAGCTTTTAATCATGGATATAATGTTCTTCAAATATTTTTTGAAGATATTCCTAAAGTGATTCAAAGAAAACATTTATCATGTTGGACTGGGATAGCTCAAAACGATTTACCATTAAAAGCAAACAGACCCATCATTGATGAAGTCATGAAAGAAAAAAATGATGGTAAAGGGTATTTAGAATTGAAAAAATTTCCTAGTGATGGAACAACAATTCCTATGATTAAAAATTATATTAGAAAACTAGCAGCCGCTGGTAGAAAACCTGATGTAATTTTAATTGATTACATTGATTGTGTATCATCAACCAAACATTACGATAAGGGATATGAGGCTGAAGGGCCAATTATGAGACAATTCGAATCATTATTGAGCGAATTTGATTTGGTTGGATGGACTGCAATTCAAGGTAATCGATGTGTTTCATTAGATACTATTATTGAAGATTCTAAACGTGGTAAAATTGAAATTAGAGATGTTAAGTTAGGGGATGAAATTTTAACTCATAAGGGTTACAAAAAAGTTACCCATATATTTCCTATTGCTAAGCAACCAGTTTATAAAATAAAATTAAAATCTGGTAAAACCATTAAAGTATCTAAAAAACATAAGTTCCCAACAAAAGATGGTGAAATGTTATCAATTGAAGATGGTTTAAAAGTTGGAAACATACTTTTAGGTAAAAAATAATAATAATCTTTTTTGTATTGCACTTAAACTTTTACATTATCGGTGATATTTATATTAAAATATTATCATGATTAAAATTGACGTAGAAAATGTAATTAATAGAAAAACCATAAAACCCCTTTATCTAAAAGGGGTTTTAACTCAAAGACATAAAAATGAAATAAATAATATTTGTGATGTATATAATAGTGTTACTATAAAAAATAGAATTAAAAATATACACGATTTTATAAAATATGATGTTGACGGTACAATCCCTTGGGTTAAAAGGTTGGAAATTATACAGAAAGAATTGAATAATGATATTGCTAGTAAGTATGCCTTAGAAATAAGATATGGTAAGTGTAATGTAGATAAAAAGAGGTTTGAATTGGGGGTTAAGTTTTCTCATACTTTGGAAAAGTATATTGAAAAATATGGTAAAATAATCGGTAATGAAAAGTATGATGAATATTTAAGAAAATCTAAAACACCTTGGGGTTTAAAAGGTTGTGTGGATAGATATGGTGAAATAGAAGGTAAAAAAAAATGGGTGGAAAGGTTAAATAAAAAAATAAACACTCAAAATGAAAGAAAAAAAATAAAACCATATAGGAATGGTAGGACATTGAAGGAATATCAAAATAAATATGGTGTAAAACTTGGTTACTTTAAGTGGAAAAAAAGAAATGAAAAGCAGAGTTATAGATTCTCAAAAAAATATTATATAAATACTTATGGTAGTGAAAAAGGTAATATTAAATGGGTTGAGTATAAAAAAAGTATGGATAAAACTTCCTTAAAAAGTTTTATCAATAGGTATGGAGAAAAAGATGGGATTAATAAATATGAATCTTATTTAAGTAAAATTAATGATAGTGGTGTTTTTTATAGTAAAAGTTCACAAAAGTTATTTTGGTTAATTTATAATCAATTAAGTGATGATAAGAAAAAACTTTGTCGTTTTGCAAAATTAAATGGTGAAGAATATTTCATAGTAAATAAATTTGGTTTTAACAATATTTTAGTAGATTTTAAATGTGAGAATAAAATAATCGAATTTGATGGAGATTATTGGCATTTAAATAAAAAACAAATTGAAATTGATAAATTGAGGGATGAGTTTTTAACTTCTAAGGGTTATCAGATTTTAAGGGTTAGAGATAGTGAATTTGAGGTTAATAAAGAAAAAGTAATTAAAGAATGTATAAAATTTATAAAAAATGAATAAAAATGAAATTATGAATCTAGAGGGGTTTACTTTAGATGAAATAGAGAGTATTGACTTAATAGGTGAAGAAGATACCATAGATATAACTGTGGATGATACCCATATGTTTTTCGCTAATGATATATATACACATAATTCATCGATTAATGCTGAAAATGTTGATTCAAGTATGATTGGTGGGTCAATCAAAAAAGGTCAAATTGGGCATTTTATTGTTTCAATAGCTAAAGATTTAGACCAAAAAGAGGGTGGTAGAGCTAATATGGCGATATTAAAATCTAGGTTTGGTGTAGATGGAATTATTTTTACTGATGTAGTATTTGATAACTCCAAAATACAAATAACTATTGATGAAGGTAAAGTATTAAAAGCTTCAGAAATGGATGACTATAAGAATGAACAAGTTAAAGGAAGAATGAAAGATTTGTTCGAACAATATGAAAAAACTAAAGAAGTTTTAATCACTTCTGAAGTTGATAAAAAAGAAAAAACAGAGGATGTTAACTAAAAAAGAAAAAAGAGTTAAATATTTTAGCGGTGATGATTTAGCCGCAACGGTTTGGAATGATAAATACAAACTAGGGGATGANGGTTCGGAAATTGAAGAATCTACACCAGCTGATATGCACTTAAGAATGGCAAAAGAATTTGCTAGAGTTGATGGTAAATATCAAGTAAAAGAATTAAAAAAATTATTGGATAATCCAGAAATTAAACTTAGTGATTATGGATTTAATCGTAAAGATTTAACAGTTAAAGAAATATACGCTTTATTGGAGAATTTTGGTAAAATAGTTCCACAAGGTTCTGTTATGTCACAGTTAGGTAATGATGAACAAATTGGTTCATTATCTAATTGTTTTGTTATAGGACAACCTGAAGATTCTTATGGTGGAATTATGCTTAAAGACCAAGAATTGGTTCAATTGATGAAACGTAGAGGTGGTGTAGGTATCGATATATCGTCATTAAGACCTAGTGAAACTCCAACATCAAATGCGGCCAAGAGTTCAACTGGTGCAGTTTCTTTTATGGAAAGATTTAGTAACTCAACTAGAGAAGTTGCTCAAAATGGTCGTAGAGGTGCACTTATGCTTTCAATTGATGTAAGACATCCAGATGTAGCTGATTTCGTTAAGATTAAGAATGATAGAACCAAAGTTACTGGTGCTAACATATCAGTTTCATTAAGAGATGATTTCATGAAAGCGGTTAAAGCTGATGGGGATTATATTTTAAGATATCCAATTAATGAAGAAATACACCCTGAATGGGATGGATTGAATGAATATGAATATAATAAATTATATACGCTAGAAGATGCTAATAACGTTAAAACTTGGGTTAAAAAAATTAAAGCTAAAGAATTATATGA